CCTAGGCCTATTCTTACATCATCTTCCCCATAGGAATTCTTGATAAGTCTCAAGCTTCTGAAATACTTAGCACCGAAGTTATCCTTAAGCCTTTCTAGGTCATAACCACTAGGGTCTGCCACTTTATAGCGTATAGGATCAAATAGTGCTAATACAACATCAGCATCGTTCTGTGTAGAACTTGATTCTGCAAAATCCTCCAGCTGAGGCTCTACATCACCACTCTTTATTCTTTGAATGTTGGAGATAGATCGATTGAACTGACTAACCACCACGGGTGTATATCCATAAAAGTCACGAGCATATCTGAGCTCATCTGACATCTTATCAATAGCCTCCTTCTTGGTAGGTTGATCTTTAGTAGTTTTCAATAAGCCTATGTGATCAATAATAACAATTGTCACCTCATTCTCATTATTAGGAATGTAGCGTTTATTAAACTCATCCACCTGTTCAATACGTCCGTTTTGCAAAGCATGCGCCTTTAACTCTTTGGCAATACCTATAGCATTCTCTGGACCATCAATAATAGTGATGACATCATTCATCTGATTCATGTAATCTTCATACATCAGAAATAAATCATGCTCATCACTGGTCATTTTCTCATTCCAACCTAATAGTTTGCTTACAGGCATAACCAATCCATGGTCCAAAAATATTCTCCTACTTACCCATTTGGCAAACTTATAGGTTCTAGAGCGCTCCATTGAACGATATATGATGCGTAGCTTCACTCCTGGAGTCTTCTGACTGATATACCAGTCAAAAGGGTTTAGAACAAATGCATCATCTATGAAGGATGTCTTACCAGAACCTGTTAGACCACCCACAAGAAAGTATATACCCTTACGGATACCAATATACTTGTTCAGCCTATTGAAACCCATAGGTATGCCATTATTACGTCCTGTGAGGCCTAGTTCAACCTCATGTCTTAGTAGTTCAAAACTCATATGTCTGTACCTCCTACAATTTTAGGTGCCTCATCAATCTTAGCACCCTCTTTGATTAATTCAATAAATGGCTCATAGCTACGCTGATTCAGATAGGTGAGAGAGTTCTGCATATAAGTGAGCTTGTTAGTGCCCAGCTTTACAGAGTTCTCTTTCTTCTGCTCAACATCAAACTTAAGCGCTGCAATTAGATCTGCTGCTGTATATTCTCCTTCCAGCAATATCTTGTCAAATTTCAACCTACACTCATCCTTATTCTGTCTAAGTCCTCTATTTCCTGAGAACTTCTTTCCATTGTGTGTGAAGGTGTCTGTACCTGGATAAACTTTCCACCACTCTTCAAACTCTGTAGTGGCAGGTTTCTTCTTAACAATTTTTGTTGGTTCTTTTGTTTCAATAAACTGTAAGAGTTCTTTACCAAGGATAGTTATCTTCTCATCATTGTCAGATATTAATCCTTTCCTGATTAAAGTTTGATAGAGCGCAGCGATCTTCATGCTCTCTTCACAGAGAGGTTGAACATCTATCTGCTGCTCTATCAACTTTAGAAGATAAATAACGTCCAAGGAATAGCCCTTCTTTATGAGCTCTTCAAAATGATAGGGCGTTATCTTTAAGTTCATTTTAATTGTTTTGCAGCCTGTAAATATACGAAATATTCAGGCAAAATCCTAATAAAATCTAGCAACTTGCCCATCCATAAAACTCCCATTCTCCTTCTTGTTCATTTGCTGCTTTTTTATAAGTGATTCGTGCCACAACTGGGTTTGTTTTCTCTAGTTGTTTAACCATTGATATAGAGGTGGTTCGTTGTGTTCTTTCTGTATAATCACGAGCTTTGTTTACAGCTTCACTTTTGGTGTTATAATTGCCAATAGTTTCACCTCCACATTGCACAGCATATTTAAGAACCCATTTCTTAGTACCAGGAGTTACAACATGCTCCACTTGTGTCTTAATCTTGTTATTGTTAACCTTTGGTTCTCTGATGCATATACATTCAGCACCTTGGAACTTAGTGAGCTCATCTAAGCGCTTCTCTATGAAGTTATACTTAGGAAGACCACTTGCCATATACTTTTTGGTGGCATCTGTAAATCCTCCTGTGGCGTTAATAGCACCACTGTATCCTTGTTGATGTCCATATTCATCATCAGCTGCTTCTACTGCTCTATCATATGCTTCTTGTGCAGATCTACCTCTGCTTCTTACTGTAAATACTTGTGATCCCATAAATTAAAATTTTGAGTCTGGATAATGTTCATCATCATACCAACATGTAGTTGTTGGATCATCTATATCATATTCTTCGTCTTTTGTTTCAGATACTCTGTTTATATCACGGACAAGAAGTATCCATACAGTTACTATAACTGCAATAAAAATGTAAATAAACATAATGGGTTAGTATTAAATGTACTTAAACCTGGTTTGTTTTTTTGGTCTTCCTCTGTAATGAGTTGGTCTATTTTTTTCTCTACTGCTTAACTCACTAGTTAAAGTACCGTAGGGAATATTGAAAAATTGAGAAGCTTCTTTAAGAGAGTCAAAAACTTTTCCAGTTTCTATGTGAAGAACTTTTTTGCAAAGAGTTTTAGATATTTTTTTCTTATGTTCTTCGGAAACTTTCCAACCTACTTTTTTTCTACCATCATACATCTTTTGTAACATTTCAGGAGTAAATCTTTTTTTAGCAGACTCTTTCATCTTTTGTTTAGTCTCTTCTGATTTGAACTCACAAACATCATCGATCTTTGGTAGAACTAAGTTTAATCCATTTTCTCCTAGAACATTGTACAATGTACCATACTCATATTCTTTTTTTCTCAACTCTTCTCTAGAACATATTTCTAATATCTCAAATACATGGTTATCCCAACCATATTTTAATATGCTTCTATACACTTTTATTTGACCTCTACAGTATCCTTTTTTATATCTTGACTTTCTTTGAGCAATGTTTATTGTACTGCCTACATAAACTTCTCCTTTTGGATTTGTAATCTTATAAACACCTATCATATTTGTTTTTTTAGACAACAAATATAAAACAAAGATTTGACATTTCCAAATTTAGTTTGCTAAAAGTTTTTAATCAGATATGCGAAGACCAAACTGGAGATTAAACCAGCTAAAAGTGTTCTCCGCTCGTTGTTTGTTAAATTTAAAAACTTTACGAAGCAGAGGGATTGCATATGCTTTAAACAGCTCAAATTGTGTTGTAGTCATGGTCCACTGATGGTACCAATCTTCTAACTTACGAGCTTCTTCTGTTGTTTTGCCAATCATATTTAACTGATACTCAACGAGATGTTCAGAGATGTTAGCTCTGTTTACCACTATCTTGGGTTCAGGAAAGAATCTGTTGTGCTTCAGCTCAGTGATGAAGTCCTTCTTATCCCAAACTTCTACATGTGGGCGATCTTCTATGAATGACAGTTTTATGATGTCCCCTTTGATGTAACTAATGAAACAAGGAGTACCGACATAATCCTTGAATCTGTCTCCTTTTTTAATGTTCATATTAGTTAGTTTTTCTGTGTGAATATCTGTCTTTGTACTCCCAACCAGTGAAGGTTTTTGCTTTTGGAGTGTTTCTTTTCTGCTCTCTTTCTTTGAGAAGCTTATATGTTTTTCTTTCATCCTTCCTCATCTCGGTTATTCTTTTAGGTGCAGGATGTTCAGGAAACTCTATACCTTCTTCCTTAACCTTTTGTAGCTCAGCCAGTATTCTTTGTCTTGGATGAGTGAAAGGAAGAGGCTTTTGCTTCTTGTGTACCATCAAAATAAACTTAATTAATCAACTTTGCTGTAATTTTGTCTTTAGTTAAACTTTTTTCTAAAAGAGGGAAAGCTGGTTAGGATTTGTAACCACCTTACGAGCTTTGCCTTCTGTTTCAATCTTTCTGATTAGTTTCTCAGCACGCTCGATGTAATAACTATAATTTACATTATCCAGAGGATGGTTTTTGTTCAGTTGATTGCATACAGTGGCTAGCCACTCACCAGCTTCCACTTGGGAAACAGCTGCAGCACCACTTGTAGAATCCTCATTCTTAACCTTTAGAAGCTTTTCTCCTGTATTAGAGATGTAATAACGAATCAGTTTATTGTAAATAGTCTTCTCACCTGTGGATCTATCTATTCCTTCATAATGAAAGTCACTGCTGGCTTTCTGCCTTAAGCAGAAGTCAAAGATATTATTATGACCCCTAATAGTACTGTCAACAGGTATATTATTAACAAAATATTGTTCCAAAGCAATTGGGACAATACGCGCTGACTTGTTCTTATGAAGCTCGAAATCCGTGAGGAAATCGCCTTTCTTCTTAACTTCTCCATCTGTTTTTATTGCAATATAGTCATTTACCGTGGAAAATATAATTTTTTGATAATCAGCTCTTTCTAGTTCATAACTAGTAAGCTCACTCCACCAGGTATTTATCTCATGCATCTTGTCAATCAGTGTCTTCTTTATTCTAATGGTGACACCGTCTGTATTAGCAGAGATAACATTAATACCAGCTAGCTCATATGCCTCGATAAGCATCATGAGGCTAAGCTCACCTGTTATAGTGGTGAACATAGTGAGCTGTCTATCATAGATCCAGTTTTGCATGTCACTAGACTTACCATAAACTGAGTTTACAGCAAGCTTCAGTGCACCTACAATACCCTTGATCTTCTTATCCTTCTTAGCTAAAGGCTTGAGTTCCAATCGTTTCTCAAACATTTGCTTATATCCACGAAGGAATTCTGGTCCTAAATGACCAGGATAGCGCCCATTATTGATGATGATGGCTGGATAATAGCTGGATACATCCCAATCTATTATTTCATATTCTTCATCAGCCTCAAACATCTTGGGCTTATTCTCTGTATGTAAACCACCTTTCATGAAGGAATACACATTCCCATAGAAATGCAGTTCTTCTTTGAAGTCATCCTGCAGAGCAAGCTTTATCTTCTTTATCTTCTTGAGAAATTCTTGCAGCTGTGGTGTTTGAAACTCCACATAGTCTGCAATGCATTCCTTAACATAGAAAGGTTTCCTGAATAGGCCCTTCTTTGGAAGATCAGCATACTGTATACCCTTCTGTTCGCAGTAGTACTTCTTAATCATCTCATCACCAATCTTACTGTCAGAATAGTTCAAACATGGTATACCAAACTCTTCATAGATATCTTGCCTGAGCTCAATCCTGTTATCACCTTTATACAGAGGATGATCTGTATCCCCAATAGTCACCTTATAGAACTGATAGGTAGCAAAGACATCATTCTTACAATAGTCTTTGGTGAGCTCTATTTCCTCATGAGTCATATCAGTTTTACTGTGGTGGATGGGCATCTCTTCAATGTTCTCCAGATCCATTTCAAACTCTAGTCTCTTCAGACTCACCCTTCGATTCTTATTATCAAAGTGGTGAATCTTGAAAAGATCTAGTTGACGTAGGGATAAATCACTTTCTCTGTATTCAGGAAATACATCATAGTTTGCATCATGAATAACATCTGCAGCCTTTTCAGCAATCTTTGCAGCAATCTCAAGACCACTGAGATCATGCCAATACTCACAGTTACGGAGCACCCACTCAATCACTTGACTGTCAAAACGTAGATTGTTATAACCCACCCAATAATAATCCTTGTGAGTCTCTGTAAACTTAACAAACTTGCTTAGGTCATTCTTGAATTTGCTCACCTCAAACTCATGGTATTCATCTGTCACTACATCTTGTATTCCTACAAGAAATAGCTCTTTCATGGTCTCTATGTCGTAGATTACTACATCCATTACTAATTATTTTATTGATTTTATGAACTCTTCACCTTTATTGATTAGTTCAGTCAACACCTTAAGTTCTTTTGATTT